GGTGGTGCATTGCAAAATTGGTTTTAAAATAGTTCTCTAATGAATCATGAGAAAGGGCTATCCGAAAAAATTTTGTATGCCCCCTATTGTAACTTCTCCTGTTTTCTTTGTCTTTGGATTCTTAACCTTAATTACATGCTGCAATTTTGGCATAGTTTCAAAAAACTTACTCACCTCTTCAAAATTCTGAGTTGACATATTTCCTATAAACTCATCCAATTCCTTTGAGGAAACATCAACACTATTGTATATCTCCTCACCACTATGAATCTCTTGAATGCAATTCTTAATCATTTCAAAAACGGAAAGGACTTCTCCTTCTCCACTAAATCCGGTCATGTCAGATAGCGTAGGATATTTCATAACAATCTTAATGTCCTTTGTGAGCTCCACTTCATTAGTATGATCGTCATTCGTTATAACGCCAACATCTTCTAAGTTTATATCAACATCAACTCTTGTTTCCTCATCATCTGGGCAAAGAACATTAAGCGTGATTTTATCCCCTACAGATTTTCCTCTTAATTTTAGAAAGATGTATTCTATATCAAAGAGAGGCATTTCATATGGGCTTAATTTCCCAAATGTGCATGAGGAAATAATATCGGCAAATGCTCTTTCTATTTGTTTCTCGTCTTCTGATTCTTGTGCAAGCATTAGAATTTTCTGTTCCTTCACAAGAAAAGGTCTGTATTTTATTGTCTTTCCTGTAGATGGTAGTTCCAATTCATAGGTTGCGGTATTAAGTTGTGGTAATGACATAATTTTTCATCCTTTCGTAATTATATCGATGACGCATTGTGTGATGGCTACTTCAAATTGCCGTACATCTCACGGGGGCTCTTATGTAGATGGCCTTCATGTATTTGGCCATTTACCATGTGCATTGTCCTTGAGGTGCGGGTCGTCTTTACGTTAACGACGGCGGGTTTAGATTGGGGTAATTCTTTGGAATGCGCCCGGGGTTTGGATATGAAAAAGTCCGGCGGAACTTGTTCTATATCAAGCGATGTCCAATATCTAAAATTCATATCAATGGATAATTTAATAATCTCATTATTTGAAGCGTATGATAAATCTGTTTGTGCGATTGACTTGGGGAAGCATTCATGAAGTTTCAGTCCATACTTCCTTTGATTATTCCTATCCAAAAGATATATGTCAACGGTGCCTATATAATCGTTGTAATATCCTACATTCCATGTATTGGGATTAAAAGCTAGATATTGCCATTTCTCAAAAAACACTCTCTCTCTTAAATCAGCACTTGCTTGAAATACCATAGCAACAGAATCAGCATAGTTTACATTATTGACAACCTCTCTCAACGGGCCATGAACATTTGAATCACCCGTTGTAGATAAGTTACGTCCTGGCAGAGTAATAGTTTCACACCGCAAGGATATTTCTCTTTTATCTTCTGTTGTTACTGTGGTAAAAACCATGTCTCCGGCCAAGTTCGGCGACAGGTTTTGATAATTGATGAGTGGAAGAAAGATCGACACTTCATATCTGTTTGGTTGAGCGTAACCTCCTTTAGTATGAAATGAAGAAAGAACATTTTCTATGCTGTTGCCGGACGTGGCCTCTAGAAATTGTGGTGCAGCACTCATTAGATCATTCCCCTTGAGTCGCTCCATACAGTTCCGGCAGACTCCTTCTTAAATCTTTGTACAGGTAGAAGGACAGCAATGGTGAATTCATCAGCATCTATTCTACGAAACTGCGATTTCATCTGGCCTCTAAGATATCTGTGTAGAGTTGGTTTAATCAGTTTGATATTCTTTAATTTGCTATAATCAACGATTAATCTGGTAGACTCATCAAACTTTGTGTTGTTGGAGAAATCTACCAGACGATCCAGAAGCTTTATTCTAAGCGGTATGGGTAGATAATGCATATTGATGCCAAGGAACCCATCAGGATATGTTTCCAGAGGAAGTACCAGAGGAAATGTATCATAGTAAGGCAGTTTCTTTTTATGCTTTGGATCATATACGAACATATTTAACTTGCCATAAAAGGGTTTGTTATCCCTCTTACCATCTCGTATTAAATCCAAAGTTGTTGGCTTGCCAAACTCCTTAATCTTATCCCTATACCATTGAGTAGATCGAGGCCTGCCTCTTGCTTCATCTTTAACCGATTGTATGAATTTACTTACAGCCATATGATTATTTATACGAAATACTCAGATGATCTTCTGTTAGAACCTTAAATTCCATATCATTGTTAGCGCACCATTCTGTTGCGTATTTCCATTTTGCTGAGTTTATACCCCAAGCTTTTGCTTCTTTATACCATCGTCTAGTCTTTTTTCTGGATTCGTTTGGCGGCCCGCATTGATTCTTGGGCTTGACTTCTATGATAAACTTCTTTATGGTGCCGTTACTCTGTTTTACTTTAATATAGAAATCGGGGAAATATCTGTGTATTCGTCCATCCCAAGGAGATAAATATGGTATAATGATCTCTTCGCTTCCCCATTCCAGAATAGCTTTATTGGTGTCACAATACACCATCATCTTTCTTTCCCAACTTGAACGATATATTATTCCCCGTGGGTTGCCTTTATATTTTAGTGGATTTTTTGGCGTGTATCGCCCTTTATATGTCATAAAACATAAATACTTTCATAAGGATATTTAGACATGCCAAAAAACTTATCATATCCACTAAATGTTGAAGGTGATGACCAACAAGGTCATTACATAATGTTTATGATTAATGAAATTACGTCTGGAACGCTGGCCGGCGAGGCCCAAGGAAGACTCCAAAACTATTACCTCGGCCCCGGCGACGATACTGGTACGGGAACATCATTTCAAGGAAAGAAATTTATAGATGAGCATCTTAACAGCGGTTCTGGTAAGGCAACAGCATTCCTCGCGAGCAAGCCCAAGGGAAGCGGGTTGTGGATGAAGCGGCCAGGCACAACACGAATGTCGGAAGCCATCACGCTTTATATGCCCCCATCAGTCAAGGTAAGTTATAAATCAAATTACAAGGATGATGTAATTTCAGCTAGAGCTGGTGCATTAGGAAGTAGTATTGGAGGTATTGTTGATGCTATGAGCGGCGGCGGGGGCGTCATTGAAGCATTTACCAAGAATTTCAACACAATGGGAGAAGGGATTCTTTCCGTCGCCGCGGCAGCTGCAATTGCTGCAGCTAATACTGCTGCGCCAGGCGCAGTTACTTTAGCTCAACTAAGTGCTGGAGCTATAATAGGTAGTAAAATGGAAGTGATGTTTGAAGGAGTGGGTCGCCGGAACTTTTCTTTCGCATTTAATTTCATTCCAAAGAGTGAACAAGAATCTAGAATGGTTTATAATATAGTACAAACCTTCAAGGAACATATGTTGCCGGAATATTTGACTGACTTTAAGCTTGGTACAACAAGTGTAACATTGGCCCAAGGAAGAGTATTAAAAATACCGGATACATTTGATATTTTTTATTTCTACAAGAATAATGAAAACCCCTTCCTTAACAGAATTTCAACTTGCTATTTAACCTCTATGGATGTGGATTATGGTGGCGACAAATATGTTACATATGAACCTACCACGTTAGGGAATCGTGAAGGCCCGCCTCCACAAAGAACTGCTATTACATTAGCCTTTACTGAAATAGAAACCATAACAAGAGAACGAGCTGAACAAGGATTCTAGCAATGTATTTTAATTCTTTTCCAGTTATTTTATATGATTCAAAAGGCGATGCTAATTTCAAGATTGTCACTAACCTCTTGCGTCGGGTAGCGATAAGAACAAAGGTCAAGGCAAACACCGCCTTGTTTGATACCTATGAGGTAGGGGAAGGTGAGTCGCCTGAGAGTATCGCATGGTGGTTATATGGTGATGTTGATTACCATTGGATTGTATTGCTGATGAATGATATCACTGACAGGTATCATGAATGGCCGCTTAGTACTCCTCAGTTCCAATCTTTCCTCAATGAGAAATACTCTGATCCAAATGGAACGCATCACTATGAAATATCCCAGACTTCCGGTGAGACTATAACAAAGATTAATATCGGTGTTAGTAATGCAGATTATCCAACTGCTACAGAGATTACTAACTTTGAGTATGAAGAATCAGAACAAAATAAAAAGAGACAGATAAGGCTTCTTGATCCCGCATATATCGGACAATTTACAGAAGAGTTCAAATCAATAATGGCAGAAAGTTCAATCTAATATGGCCGTTAAAACAACGATCCAGACAGCTGGTGATTTTGAGTTAGAATTAGCAGAAATCATATCAGTAGGAGAAACTACTGTTGATGTTACAGCTGAGGTAATGGAAGTTGTTATATATGAGGATACTCAAAATGTAGTTTTGAGTGGAAGTCTTGTCTTTAAGGACAATTTTAATCTACCAAACATAATGCCTCTTCTAGGTCAGGAAATCCTGAGACTAAAACTCAGTACGCCTTCACTTCAGAATTTTCCAGAGATTATAGATTTTACAGAGCAGGTGTTTTTCATTCATGAGATAGAAACATCTGTTCCAGTGGGAGATATGAACCAAGTTCATCTCATTAATTTCATATCAATGGAAGCAATGATAAATCAAAGGAAAAAGATATCAAAAACTCTAAAAGGGACATATGCTGATATTGTGAAGTCCATTCTACGAGGTGAGTTAGAAAGCACCAAGAATTTGTATATAGAACCTAGCTCTGGTATCAAGAAAATTATCGGACCTAATTGGCATCCATTTGATATTATTGAGATGGCTAAAAGAGAATCTGTGTCCGATGAACACAAATCACCAACATATTTGTTTTATGAAACCATGTTGGGGTTCCATTTCAGATCGCTGGAGAGTCTATACACCGCTCCTACAACTGCGTATTACACAACCTCTTCTCAAGGCGGGTTAAACGTCCAGAAGGGCGGACAGCAAGACGTTATGGGGGAATTTGCAAAGATACTGGACTATAATATTGATCAGAAACCCGATACCCTGCTCAATAGTTCTTCTGGTGTATATGGTTCTACGCTCATTACTCATGATATTTTTAATAAGACATTCACAACATCCACCTATAATTATCTGGATGCTTTTCCCAACGAGAAGCACATTAATAGTTTTCATGGTAAGCCACAAAACCCTATGTTCAGTGCTGTGGCTCTGGATGATGTTAAGAGCAGAATATCAGATTTCCCCACAAAAACATATATGTTACCCGTATCAATAAAGGATACTGCGAAACGTACTGATGCTCACTTTGTGAACTCCGAAGTTCGTGATGATGTTCTTGTTCACAATTATCCATACGATGCATATAACCCTAGCAGATGGTTGCAACGCCGCAGTTCCCAGATGGCTCAGTTAGATGCCGGATTTGTGGTAACAATAACAGTAAATGGGAATACAGCATTACATGCTGGAGAGATAGTTGAATTAGAACTCCCATATTCTGCTATGCAAAAGAGTGCTGAAAAGGAGACAGTCGATAGGTTTTTTCGTGGACCCTTCATGATTAGAAACCTTCAGCATCGCTTTGATAATATCGGAAGAACGCATAAAATAATCATGACTCTTGTGAAAGATTGCGTAGAAAAGAAACTGGAAGGAACCACCAATAATATCGTCCCGAAGGTAAATAAGAGTGGTTTTAACTTTGATCGCCGGGAAAATTTTTACTACTCACACGGATTTTAAGAAAGGAGAAACCTATTAACAAAAAACCTACGGTTCACAAACTTAAAATGAAAAGGAACGAAAAAATGGCAAAGACCAAGAATCGAATCAAGAAAATGATTTTTCAGACTCAAAATCGCAAACACCTTCCGCTTTCAGAAGAACATAAATATATATTAGCCCGTAGGGAACTATTAACAGGATCAAAAAAAGATGAAATATTACCCAGAACTTCAGGAGGGCCTATACGACCCCAACATATTTAAGGCAATTTTCCTTGCTGGTGGACCTGGCAGCGGTAAGTCATACGTTGTCAGGCGCACCACGGGTGGAACTGGACTCAAGATAGTCAATTCAGACCCCGCATTTGAATTACTCCTAAAGAATGCTGGGTTGTCTCTAAAAATGCCGCCAGAAGAGTCTGAACGTAAAGAAAAGGTTCGTGCCCGGGCAAAAGAACTTACCAAAAAACAACAGAAAAATTATCTTGATGGCAGACTTGGATTAATCATAGATGGTACAGGTAAAGATGCAGAAAAGATATTATTACAGAAGAGACACCTTGAAGAATTGGGTTATGACACATATATGATTTTTGTGAATACCTCTATTGATGTCGCACTACAACGTAATGCAGAACGGGCCCGTTCTCTTCCGGCCTCAGATGTGGTGAGTATGTTGAAGGAAGTACAATCGAACATAGGTACGTTCAGTAATATGTTCCGAAAGGGATTTATTGTGGTGGATAACAATGACGCTGTCGAGGATATTTTTATGGGGGTATGGAAACGGGTGCAAGGTCTGCTTCGTAAGAAAGTCACTAACACACGAGCCAAGAACTGGATGGCAACAGAACTTGCTAAAAAAGCACGATAATCCCCATTTTTCTCTTGACAAACGCCCCTGAGTGTGGTAGTATGTACATATGATGATCAATATGAGTAAGAAATCTGAAGCTCTGCTATCAACATATCTTAAAGAAAAGGTCGTGGTTATCCACTGTGCGAGTGAGGATAGTTTACGAAGGGTTGCGTTTGTTGAAGTAGATAAGTCCCTGAGCATCGAAGAAAAGTTGGAGGAGGCCTTTATGTTGACAAATTCCATTGATAATGCTTGGTGGGATAACAAGGAAGTTACCGCAATGTTCCCCGAAAAGACATGCCGGAGCACCAGCGTTGGTGATATGATGCTAGTTGGTAATATGAAATATAAATATGAATCTACTGGATGGGTGGAACAATTATAGACGCGGAGGTCTACGATGACCAGAACAAGTTCGATATCTATTGTGCATTTGAATGTTCTTGAAAAAGAACTTGAGATGTTAAAGGATAGAAAGAAAAGTGAATCTATCAACGATGTTGTTGTAGATTATTTTGAACGGAGAATAAAGGAGTTAAACGAATATAATGATTAAAGCACTACTAATCGTCAATGAAGGAACAAGATGTACATCGACCTTTCTTTGACAAAAAAGAGAATTGAACTTGCTCAATGTGCCCAGAATAGAGCAACTTCCGAATGGGGTAAGGCTTATTGGGATGGTGTAATAGCACATCTGTTACGCAAAGTAAATTTACTGAACTAATAAATAGTATTATGGTTACACTTACAAACAGTGCCAGGGATTATATGCGTCGTGTATCCGATGGCCAATACGTGACACTTGGTGTCAAAGGCGGCGGATGCTCTGGATTCCAGTATGTCTGGGGTCTATCAGAGAAGACCACGCATGAGCAAATCCAATGGTCAGAACCCATTGATGATATACTGCTCTTGGACCCGGTTGCGGAGATGTATGTAACCGGATCGGAAATAGACTATGTGGAAGAGCTTGGCAACTCATTTCTCAAGGTAGTTAATCCAAAGGCGACATCCACTTGCGGATGCGGGGAGAGTTTTGGTGCAGGTTGAAGCTTTAATTATACTGGTAGCATTATTTATGGGTCCAACAAGTGGTGGGGGCCCGACGTATATATTTGTAAAACCCACATTTTCCGATAAAGAAACCTGCGCGCAATATGTAATAGAAAACCAAAATAATCTGTATATATATCTTTCCTCTCAATTTAAAACATTGCCAGCCGTTTTCCCAAGTCTACTATATTGTTTATCGAAAGATGAATTCAAAAAATTCTTTAAACTTAAACCTAAAAAAGGCACAGGTGTATGAAAGATAAATTCGTGCAAGCGCACATGAAGGTTGCTAAAATATATGCAGATCTTAGCTATGCAAAGCGCAAGAAAGTAGGCGCAGTTATCGTAAGAGATGATCGGATACTTTCCATAGGATATAATGGAACGCCATCAGGGTGGGATAACAGTTGCGAGGAATCCGTTCTCTGGTATAAAGGAAAGCAACTGCTAAACCCCCTAATTGTGACGAAATCAGAAGTCATTCATGCAGAAACTAATGCAATAGCTAAGCTTGCAGCATCTACGGAGTCGGGAAAGGGCGCCGCTCTGTTCATATACCCCTCTTCACCGTGCATTGAGTGTGCCAAACTAATATATCAATCCGGTATTGATGTGGTATATTTCACAGAAAAATATAATGATGAGGATGGAATGGATTTCTTAAAAAAAGTCGGAGTGAAAGTGTTTCAGATAGATATTGTGCAAGACGATGACTATAAGTAAAGACCAGATTATTGAAAACCTTAAAGAAGTATATGACCCAGAGATGCTGAGCTTAAACATTTACGATCTGGGCCTGATATACGATATCAATATTGATGAAAAAGATAAGTGGGTAATAATTACCCATACATTGACTAGTGCATTTTGTCCGTTTGCGGATGAAATTGTTGCTTCCATCCAAACTGCTGGCTACGTTGAGGAGGTTCTTTCTGTTGAGATTGTAACAACATTTGAACCTCCTTTTACGATGGACAGCGTATCAGAAGAAACAAAAATGATAATGGGCTGGTAATAAACATAAGAGATAAGGATGCTTTACATTTCACCGCCATTTGGTAATTATCTGCGATACAGAGAGGCTATACCCATACGAGGAACATTTACATGGCATCGCCGCCCAGGGCTGATATATAACACCCTTCGCTCGCTCAGGCCAGTGCGAGGAGGATGGATAAACCAGATAGGGTTCAGAAACCCCGGCATACGATCAATCACCTCATTTAATTCCCATTGCATATACTCCATTTCCGCAATAGAGCCGAGTGAATGGCCCCTACTACATTCATATATACCAGACTATGTAAAACTGGAGCTCAATCTAAGTTGTCCTAACATTAATAAGGATGGCTCTCCCCCACCGGGAATTTCGCTGTCTATGCTAGAAAAATTCCTGACCAAATTCCCCAACCTAATCGTGAAAACCCGGCCTGAATCGAATACTAACATAGAAGATATGATAAGAATAGGACTAAAGAATGTCCATATGAGTAATACAATAGCGGCCAAAAAAGGGGGAATATCGGGGTCACAACTCAAGAAAATAAATCTTCCTCTGATAGAAAAAGCAAGGAAAATGGATGTAACCATTATCGCAGGCGGAGGAATATATACAAAGCAGGATGTAATAGATTACCGAAATGCAGGTGCAGATGATTTCTCCATATCCACTGCATGGATAAC